CTCATTACTAAGGTATTCTCTAAAACCTTAGATTTTCCAGAAGATTCGCAGATACTATTGGGAACAGCGTATTTCGCAAAAGGGCTGCAGGTGGTTCGAATCCATTTGCAGTCGTTAAACCAGAAAAAATAAAAATGGAATAGAGGTGGTTAAAGCACTCCTTCTTACAAAACTTTAATCATCACAAAGATTAGTACAATTGCTAGCTGAGTTTATCTGGTTTACTTTACTGGCGAAACAAATAGCGAAATTTAAAAATAGAAAAGAGGTACCTTAATACTATTTTTCTTTTAAAGTGTGATGCGGTTATCGCTAGCCATTACAACACAAAAAAAGCCTGCTCGGGCAAGCAGACTAACACATATAGAAAACTACCTATATTATACCAAAATATGGAGAGGTTTTCATGAAAACTTTTGAACGTTTACGAAAAATTCAATGGCTAGATGATTACATCGAAAGTCAAATGAATCAATTACAGAAATTGGAATCTCAAGCGCTCAAAATCAACGCCAGTCCATTACAAGCTGATAAAGTCCAAAATGGAAATCGAAAAAAACGTGATGATCTATATGTTGAATTAATTGCAACACGAGAAGAGATTGAAGAGTATACAATCGAAGCAATGAAACAGAAACGTGAATTTAGAAAACGTATTGCTGAAATTCCAGAGCCAGAGGCAAGAGGTCTGTTGCAGATGGTTTATATTGATCGTTTGTCTATCGATGAAATATGTGAACGCAGAGGCTGGACGACACGTAAGACGTATTATGTTTGGCTTAGACGAGCAGAGGCTTTCTTGGAAGATTGAGAAATCAATCTTCTTTTTTATGGGTTTTGTCATTTGAAATCCATAAACCTAGTAAAGGTTCTTTAGGTGGTCGTAGGCATCCCACAGCTTGTGGTGTACCTAGAGGTTACAAAAAGTAACAATATAACTAATAAATATAGTGTAATAGTGTGTAAATATACAGTAACTGTAAACGCAGGTAACTTTCAAAGTGGTAATATAGTAGTATCGAATGATAAGGATAAGGCAGTAGCAACAGCTATTGTCTTTTATTTATGCAAAGAAAGGGGTGATAAGGTTGCCAATGGTACGAAGGTGTAAATATACAGGTTGTCACGCGCTGGTAGAAAGACCTGCATATTATTGTGACAAGCACAAGCAATATGAGGCTGAATATGCTAAGCAGCGTGAGGTTTACAGTCGTACGTATTACAATAAGCGAGTTCGCAACAGAGATGAAGCGAATAGAGAACGTAATAAGTTTTATCATTCGTTAACATGGACATCGCTTCGCGAGCAAGCTTTAAAACGTGATTGTTATCTTTGTCAGTATTGTTTAGCAAATGGTATCAAAAGACCTAACTCGAGAGTTGGCGACCACATCACGCCAGCGGAAATAGCTCCAAAAATACGCACGGATTTATCAAACATCGCAACAGCGTGCAGAGACTGCGATAACGTCAAACGTAAGCTAGAGCAGGATATTTATGGGACAGGGCAAGGGAACACGCATAAAAACACGAAATTAAGGCTCTCAGTGAGCCAGTGGGCTGGATTGATAGCCCGCAAAAAGAAAGACGTCCGAGAAGGTCTCTAAAACGCCCTGTATCGAGTTTTAACATTCGGGAATATAATTATATTCGAGACGTTTTAAAATGACCCCCGCCCCCTATTTTGGGACAAGGAGAGCCACCACAAGGTGTTCGCTTGTATCACGCGCCATTTTTCAGATTTTTAAGGGGTGTCATAAGGAGTTTTGAAAGGAGAAATGATGGGTGGTTAAAAATCCATATTATCAGCAGAATAATGGGCGTTTACCCGGCGACCCACCAAACCACTTGGGGGCGGTGGCAAGGGAGGTTTGGCGCAAAATCGTTCCGTTTTTAGAAAGTACAAACAAGGTTCAACGCATTGATGCGTTCTTAGTTGAAACCTACTGTACGAATTATGAGATTTACAAAATGGCGTACGAGGACATTAAACAAAATGGGATTCAACAGGAAATGAAAAAGCCAATTCAAGCTCAAGGGTCTGGTGAAATTCTAGGTGAGCAGTCGCTTGGCTTTAAAAAGAATCCAGCAGTTGCCACAATGAAAGACGCCGTGGACACTTTGAATAAAATCGGTGTTCAGCTTGGTTTAACTCCTAAAGGGCGTCAAGAGCTTATGGAAATTGCTGGTGAACAGTCAGATGAAGGCTCAATCAAAGATAAAATGAAAGAATTTTTTAAATAGAAAGAGGTGAGGAAACATAGTTGAGATTGATTTAACAAAAACAAAAGATGTAATCGGTGCTTATCAAAGTATCGATTTTTCTTTTGTTCGCAGAAAATATACAGACGTAGGAACAGAATATTGTTTTGATGTGTTAGACGAAAAAATAGTGGCTGGATACAATATCAAATTAGCTTGTTTCCGTCACCTTAGAGACTTACAAAGGCAAGGGCAAAATGATTTTCCTTATGTCTATTCTATTGACGCTTTTAACCGCTTCTTGAAGTTCTTATCGTTAGTACCAAACGTTGATGATTTGAGCAAGAAGCTAGAGCCGATGGACTGGCAGTTATTTATCTTCAGTCAAATTTTCGCATGGTTTGATTTAGATGGGTTGCCACGTTTTGTTAACATCATTCTTTCAATGGCTCGTGCACAAGGTAAGACCATGATAGCTGGTATCAGTCTTAACTATTCGTTCTTAATTGAAACAATCGGGCTTAGTAACCAAGACTTTTTGGTCAGTTCGTTAAACTTCGAACAAACGATGAAACTCTACACATATGTTAAAAGTATGATGTCAAGAATCATCGAGAATGAACCGTTCAAGTCGTTAGCAGTCGAAACTGGTTTGCAATTGTATACACGAGAAATTAAAGCAACGGTTGATAGCAACAGCATTCAAACAATTTCTTTTGAATCTGGTAAGTTCGACTCGAAACATTTTAAATTAGCGGTAGCCGACGAGGTTGGAGAGCTTAAAACAGATGAAGGAATATCTAAAATCACTTCTGGCCAGGTCAATACGGAGGGTTCTCGCTTTATCGAGATTTCAACATCTTATCAAACGCCAGACGTGCCGTTTCATCAAGAACAAAAGAAATTGATTGAAATCATGGAACGTGATTTTGATAGGTCTGGAGATGACCAACTTTGCTTGATTTGGTCACAAGATAATCTAGAAGAAACGTTTCAACCAGAAACGTGGGCTAAAAGCAATCCGCTGCTGAATCACCCAGACTTGAAAGATAGTCTTATGAAAGGATTGCTTTCTGAGCGCGATAAAAAAATGCTTATGGGTAAGCTTGCTGATTTCCAAGTTAAAAACATGAATTGTTGGTTGCTTGCTGACAGCAATAGCTTTCTTGATTTAAAAGATATAGAAAATGCGGTTATCCCTGAATTTGATAAACGTGGCAAACGTGTTTATGTTGGTCTTGATGCGTCAATGTTTAGCGATAACACGGCAATTGGCTTTGTTTATCCATATTTAGGTGAAGACGGTAGCCAGAAGTGGCACGTTGAGCAGCACAGTTTTATTCCATGGCAACAAGCAGGTTCGTTAGAAGCTAAGATGGAGCAAGACGGCGTTAACTATCGAGACTTGGAAGCCAAGGGCTTTTGTACGATTACAAGCCATCCACAAGGCCTTATCAACCCAGAGGAGGTTTACCGCTGGTTCTTAGATTATGTCGAAGACAACGCACTTGACGTTGTCTTTTTTGGTTACGACGCAATGGGCGTGTCTAAGATTATTAAGGCGTTAGAGGCTAATACAAGTTTCCCTTTGATGCCAATCAGACAACGGACAAGTGAGTTAAAAGACCCTACCAAGTTCCTACAGACGCTATTTATCGAAGGCAATATAACACGCCTTGATGATGAAATCATGCGTAAAGCCTTGATAAATGCCGTTATCAAAGAGGATAACATCGGTATCCAAGTAGATAAGATGAAATCTACATACAAGATTGACGTAGTTGACGCGCTTATTGACGGCTTTTATGACGGTATGTATGCGTTTGAAGACTATGCAATCACTAACAATCCAACATGGAAAGTAGAACACATGTCGCAAGAAGCCGTTTTGGATTGGCTTAAGAACCCAGAAAGTGGCATGTTAGATGATTATTAGAGGTGAAAAACAATGATTTTAAAGCTTTTTAAAGCAATTTGGGATGTTTTCGACGTAATTATGTTCGTTTTAGCAGCAATTTCTGCTAATTTAACGACTTATTATCAGCAACACATTGCTTTTGGCATTAGTATGACAATCACATTCTTTTTAGCTGGTTTAATCAGCGAATTAATTTCTGGGAAAGGGGGGAAATGATGGTATCAGCAATTTTAAATGCAGCACTAGTAATGATGGGCGTATTTGTGTTCTTAGTGTTTCTTGTTCTCAGTTTTTTCGCATTATTGCCTATTTTGGCTTTTATCTATTGCGTAATCGCAGAACTTTACAAGTGGATTAAGTCAAAATTTGATTAAGCAGTGAGCTTTAGAAAGGAGGTGAGAATATTTGCCGATTTTTAATTTTATGAATCAGTCGACTGAGAGTCCACCTGCTACACAATTCTTTGGTGATGATGATTACAACTATTTAACAGCTAATTTGACAGGCAACGAATGGGTGTCAGCCAAGCAAGCGTTAAAAAATTCAGATTTGTTCAGCATTATTAATCAATTATCAAACGACTTGGCTACAGTTCGGCTCACTGCTAACAAGCGTATGCAAGGGATTATCGATAATCCAACGAATAATTCAAACAGTTTTGGTTTTTATCAATCTATTTTTGCTCAATTGCTTTTAGGTGGCGAGGCGTTCGCTTATCGCTGGCGAAACGTTAACGGGAAAGACGTCAAATGGGAATTCTTGAGGCCTTCGCAAGTCAGTATGAATCCTATCGATTATGAGAACGGACTTTATTACAATATCACATTTGATGACCCCAAAATCGGGTCTAAAATGTATGTTCCGCAGAACGATGTTCTGCATTTCCGTCTGCTTTCTGTCGATGGTGGCAAGACCAGCGTGAGCCCGCTGATGGCGCTAACTAGAGAACTAAATATCCAAAAAGCGAGTGATAATCTAACGCTTAACTCACTCAAGAATGCGCTAAATGCAAACGGTATTTTGACAATTAAGGGTGGCGGCCTTTTGGACTTTAAGACCAAACAATCTCGCTCACGTCAAGCTATGAAACAAATGCAAGGCGGCCCTTTGGTTTTGGACGACTTAGAAGAATTTAAACCACTTGAAATTAAATCGAACGTGGCTCAACTGCTTAGTCAAGCAGATTGGACGACAGGGCAATTCGCTAAGGTGTATGGCATTCCTGAAAATGTTGTCGGTGGAAAAGGTGACCAGCAATCATCACTTGATATGTCTATGAACGTCTATGCTAAAGCAGTCGCACGATACTTGAGACCCTTTGTTAGCGAACTAAGTAACAAGCTTGGGTGCGACATTGATTCGGACATTTTTCCAGCGGTTGATCCAACAGGTTCAAACTATATCAAGCGTATTAGCGAGTTGGTTAAAACTGGTGTAGTGGCTCAAAATCAAGGCCTATACATGTTACAACAAGCAGAGATTTTACCTAAGGATTTGCCAATTGGCGAGAATCTTAATACCGCTAAATCATTGAAAGGGGGTGAGGAAGATGGGAAAGATTGATATTAAAGGTGACATCGTTAGTAATGAATATGGCCCTTTTTATGATTTCTGGGGTATGGATAGCGTTTATCCTAAGAAAATTCAACAAGCGCTAGAAGCTGACACTGACGAAGAAATCACTTTGGACGTCGCTTCTAATGGTGGCAGTGTATTCGCAGCAAGCGAAATCTATACAATGCTAAAAGCTAGTGGAAAACACATCGTTGTTAATATTCAAGGCTTAGCGGCATCTGCGGCCTCTGTCATTTCAATGGCAGGCGACACAGTCCGCATCAGTCCGACAGCTCAACTGATGATTCATAAAGCATCAAATGATGCTTGTGGAAATGCAGACAGCATGCGGAAGAACGCTGATGTTTTAGATAGTATTGATGCATCGATTGTTAATGCCTACATTTTAAAAACAGGCATGAAAGAATCTGATTTGATTCATTTGATGTCAAACGAGACGTGGATGAATGCTCAAACGGCTGTTGATAAAGGCTTTGCTGACGAAATTATGTTTGTGGACGAAAACAAGCCACTTATCACTAATTCGTTGCATGTGCTACCAAGTCGCGAAGCGCTCAATAAGTTTTATAATATGCAGTTTAAAGAAAAGAATGCAGAAGCTAACAAAGCGCTCGAAGATGAAATTGAAAAACGAATCGTCAGCGCCAAAACAATTACTCAAACACAACAAAGTCAGCCTACTAACTCTGTACGAGAACGTAAGCTGGCTATTTTATTTGACAAAAAAGGAGAAAATTAATGAATATTAACACACTTAACAATCTTTGGATTGAAGCAGGTCACAACGCTGAAGACCTATATGAACAGATGAATAATGCTTTGAATGATGATAATTTTGCGCCAGAAGCGTTCGCTGATTTGAAAACAAAATACAAAAACGCTAAAGCAAAACGTGACGCTTTGAAAGATCAATTAGCTGAGGCGCAAGCAATTGCTGCAATCGAAGCGCCAAAAGCACCGCTTAATGATGAAGAATTAGAAATCAAAGATCAATTTATTAATGATTTCAAAAATTTAGTTCGTGGTAATTACGCACAAATTAAAAACATGGTTTCATCTGATGAAACAGAAGGTGCTGGCAATGCAGGTTTGACTATTCCAGAAGATGTTCAAACTACGATTCGCACTTTAGTTCGCCAATACGACTCTTTGCAAGAATATGTTAACGTAGAGCACGTTTCAACTTCTAAAGGTTCTCGTGTTTACGAAAAATGGTCTGACATTACAGCCCTTTCTGAAATCGACGAAGAGGGTGCAAAAATTGGCGACAACACTGACCCGCAATTGACAACTATCAAATACCTTATTAAACGTTATGCAGGTATTACTACTGTGACTAACTCACTTTTGAAAGACACAGCTGAGAACATTATCGCATGGTTGTCTGGCTGGATTGCCAAGAAAGTGGTCGTTACTCGCAACACTAAAATCATTGCAGCAATTGAGAAATTGCCAACAAAACCAACATTGGCTAAATGGGACGACATTATTGACCTTGAAAGTAAAGTTGATCCAGCTATCAAACCAACTTCAATGTTCTTGACTAACACTTCTGGTTTCACAGCGCTTAAAAAAGTTAAAAACGCTATGGGTGATTATTTGATGGAACGTGATGTAAAATCGCCTACAGGATACTCAATCGATGGTTTCCCGGTTAAAGAAGTTGCTGACCGCTGGTTGCCAAACAAATCTACAGCGCGCCCACTATACTTCGGCGATTTGAAACAAGCTGTCACTTTGTTTGACCGCGAAAACATGTCATTGCTTGCTACAAATATTGGTGCTGGTGCGTTTGAAACTGACACTACTAAAATCCGCGTAATCGACCGCTTTGACGTGGTCACTGTTGATAGTGAAGCTTTTGTCCCTGCATCGTTCACAGCAATTGCAGACCAAACAGCTAACTTCCAAGCCGCAGCAGCTGCAGCGAAAGAATAAAAGGAGTTAAGCAATGAGCGTTACCCAAAACGATGTGATGCTAGCACTAAACTTAGACGAGAGTGACGACGTTGCGCTTATCCAAGCATACATCACAACAGCTGAAACATATATCAAGAATGCTGTCGGTAACGCTGACGGCTTTTTTGAGCAAGAAAACGTTAAGTCACTCTATGACACAGCGGTACTTGCATTAGCAAGCTCGTATTACACGTACAGAGTGGCTTTAACAGATACTATGACTTATCCTATCAATTTGACTTTGAACAGTGTTATAGGCCAATTGCGTGGCTTATACGCTGTTTATTGCGAGGGGTGATGTCAATGGGTAGAAAACAGTACAAGCCAACAGATTTTAGAAATAAAGCTGAATTTGGCGCTTACGAATCAGTAGCTAATCCATACACAGGTATTAGCGTTCCTAAGTTCGTACCAAAATTCACATTGCATTACAAGCCTCATACACGTACGCTGAATCAGCAATATTTAGCGATTTCAGCAGGCGAAAGTGAGTCGAGGGTAATTGTCATAAGACACAATTCAAAGGTGGTGGAGGGACAAGCAGTGCGTTTAAACGGTACTGTTTACAATATTTCAAAAGTTAGTCCTGACGAAAACTTTGGATTAAACAGATATGACTTTGTGACGTTGAAAAAATCGGAAAAGGTAGGAAAACAAGATGGTTGAGTTAGATCAAGCTTTAGAAGAATGGCTTAAAACAGTTCAAGAAATCGGAAACTTATCGCTTGCGGAACAATCGAGAATCACTAAGGCGGGTGCAGAGGTTTTCAAAGACGAGCTTGCTAAAGCCACAAAAGAAAAGCACTACTCGAATCATAAAGACCCCAAATATGGGCACATGGCAGATAGCTTGTCTGTCCAGAAAACTGGCGTAGATGGCACGAAAAACGGCAAAGCAACCGTTGGTTGGAAAAATCGTTTTCATGCTCAAAACGCCAGACGTTTGAATGACGGAACAAAGAAATATAAAGCAGACCACTTTGTAACAAAAGTGCAGAATGACAGCACTGTTCAAAAGAAAGTGCTGTTGGCTGAGAAAGCTGAATATGACAAAATCATTCGAAAGAAAGGAGCTAAGTGATGTTAGCAACATTAGAATTAAAGAACTTAATTGATGGCAAAGGATTTGGTGAAATAAGTGAGACATATGCAAACAACTTGCCAAAAGAAGTTCAAGAAAATACTGATAAGACGATTGTGTTGCTGAGAGAATCTGACGCTTTTCTTGGTATGTTTGGCAATGATAGCTTTTTCGGCAAAACGAATCAAATCGAAGTCCAGATTTTTTATAAACTGGACGTTGATTTTGATTTAGATGCATTCGAGACAAGACTAATGAAATTTCTTGTTTCTGAGCATTACAAAATCACAGACATTCGAGAGCACAGCGTAGACCCAGACACCTATCAAATGACAGGTGTCTTTTATGTTGAGCGAGAAAAAATTTTAAAAGGAGAATAATTATATGGCAATTGTCGGTTTAAAAATGGTGACACTAGCACTAGTAGATCCAAAAACACAACAACTCATTAAAGGCACTAACGGACTTTCAGAATCAGGTATCGTAGAAGTTGGTTCTGACATGCTTGGTACTAAAACAGCTAACATTTCTAACATGGAAGGTTCAGCTACTAAAATTTCAGGCAACAACGCAGTACAAGACGTTTTAATCGCACCAGGTTCACCAACAGTAGCACTTGACTTCAATAACTTGGGCTTTGAAATCAAACAAAAACTTTTGGGCTATCGCTCAGATTCAAAAGGTGGTTACACACTCTCTGGCGATAAACCTCACGTAGCAATGCTGATTGAATCTGAAACGCTTGACCGCGCACACTCTGTATACTTTGGTTTTGCCAATGGTATCATGCAAGAAAACGCTCAAAACGTGGCTACTGACACGGATACTGCGCAAACACGTAACGATGATAACATGACTTACAACGCTTTGCCAGCTAAAGCGTTTAATGGTGAACCACTTAAGAAATATTATTCAGGTGCAGATGGGTTCCAAGAAGCTAACATGCTTGCTGAAGTATTCGGTGGTTACACAGCCACTCCAGCAGGCCCAGGAGTATCAGATCATAGCTAATTTTTAGGTTGGATTAAAATCCAGCTTTTTATTTTTAAGTTAAGGAAGGAAAAAAGACATGGAAGTTAAAACAATTAAAATACCAGAACTACAAAAGAAAGCATTTGAAGTGCACACAAGCATCCGTAACATGAAACGCATGTTCGCTTATCAGCTAGCAGTCGCTAAAGTCAGTGATGGTCTTGATGAAGACGATGTGGTTAGCCAAATCAGCGCTAGTCTTAAAGGCTTGGATGAAACACTTGCATTCATTCGTGCAGTGCTAAACCTTGATGATGATGCTTATGAGAAATTACTTGATTTGGACAGCGAACGTGTTCAAAAGATTTCTGAACAAATCACTGGCTATATGCTTGGCTTGAACGATGAACAACTAGAGGACACTAAAGACCCAAAAAAATAAAATCTGCTGGTGAACAAGTCTTTGAACTTGAAAATAGGATTGAAGACTTAAAGCTAATCATCAAACAAGCGCTTATCAACTTCGGATGGACACTCGATGAATGTAATGATACTGACTATTATGAGTTGATGTCCATCATGAGTGCGAAAGAAGCGGATGATAGGGTTGTTGACCCGTTGACCCTTCTTTAATTATTTAGAGGAAAGGAGGAAATATGGCAAACAAAATAAACGCCACGATGTCAACGGAGATTTCATTGAACACGCTAGGGGCCAGCGAGTCTATCAAACATTTGACGCAATTAGTCAGCAGTGCCACAAGCGCGTGGAAAGCACAAGAAGCACAATTAAAGAGCGCTGGTGACTCTTTGGGCGCTGCGAAAGCTAAATATGATGGTTTGAGTGAATCGATTACTCGCCAACAAGCTAAAATCGACAGCTTGAAACGCGAACAATCGGAACTTAAAGGTAACACCGCGGAAACAGCTGAGCAATACTTAAAGTATCAACGCCAAATCGACCAAGCCACAACAAAACTAGCTTCGATGGAAAGCCAACAACAGAAAGCTAAGTCTAGCCTTGATTATTACAAGTCTGGTTTAGCTGGTCTACAACAGCAATTTAGACAGCAGAACGAAGCTTCTGAAACATATATTAAACGGCTTCAAGCCGAAGGCAAAGAGAATGAAGCCAACGCGGAAAAGTCTAAACTTCTAAAAAATTCGGTCGAAAATCTTACTAAGCAGTACAAAACTCAAGAAGACATGCTGCAAAAGATTGGTGCCGAATCTGGTAAAACAAGTAGCGAATATCTCCTACAAAAGAAACGTCTGGATGAAACTGCAACAAGCTTAGCTAATGCCAAAGCTAACGCAAACCACTTTAATTCTGGTTTGGCAGACTTACAGCAACAGCTTAAACGACAAAACGAGGCTTCTGAGACATACATCAAACGGTTGCAGGCTGAAGGAAGAGAGAGCGAAGTAAATGCAGAAAAATCCAAGTATCTAAAAAGCTCGATTGAAAACCTCACGAATCAATATAAGATTCAAGAGAGCATGCTCGAAAAAGTCGCTGCTGAGTCTGGAAAGACAAGCGAGAAATACCTGCTTCAAAAGAAGCGTTTAGATGAAACGGCAACAAGCTTAGCGCATGCTAGAAACGAACAAGAAAAGCTTAACGAAGAGTTCAGAAAAGCTAACCCGACTTTCTTTGACAAAATAAGAGCAAAGGCCAAAGAATCTGCGAATGGCATGCAGGGGCTTGCGAAAGAAGTGGAGCACACCAATTCTATCTTTAGTGCTTTTCGCGAAAAACTCACATCAGGTGCTAAAGAGTCTGCGAATGCGATGCGAGAACTTGCAGAAAAAGCGTCACATACCAACTCTGTCTTAGGTACTTTCCGTGAGAAGTTGTCGCTCGGAGCGGTTGCTAGCCTAGGCGTGAGTGCTATTCAAAGTGTTGTCGGGGCTATGCGCAACATGACTAGCGAAGTTATGGGCACGTCTGACGCGATTGAAAAATTCCAGTCGACGATGAACTTCGCTGGAAAGACCAAGGAAGAAACTGAAGAAGCGACTAAGATTTTCAAGAAGTATGCAGATGACACTGTATATGAATTGAACGACATCACTAACACTGGTGCACAACTAGCTGCTAACGGTATCGAGAATTACAAAGAACTTGCGATTGCCGCAGGGAACTTAAACGCGGTCGCTGGTGGTAATGCAGATACTTTCAAATCTGTCGCTATGGTATTAACTCAAACGGCAGGAGCTGGTAAGCTGACGACAGAGAACTGGAATCAAATGGCTGATGCCATTCCAGGTGCTTCTGGGAAACTACAAGAAGCTTTGAAGAATGCTGGTGCTTATACTGGCGATTTCCGCCAAGCTATGGCAGATGGTCAAATCTCAGCAGAAGAATTCTTAAAGGCCATTCAAGACCTAGGTTCAAGTGATGCAGCAGAAGAAGCGGCGCGCTCAACCAAGACGTTTGAAGGTGCGATTGGTAATTTAGAGGCCACGGTTACAACCGGTTTGACGAACATCGTTGACGCTTTCGGTAAAGAAAACATCACTGGCGCCATTACTAAATTTGGTGACCTTGTCGGCAAGGCGTTTGAGAAAGTTGCTAACGGCATTACATGGGCGAAGGATAACATAAGTGTCATCACCATGGGACCATTCGGAAGGTTTGCCGACACAGTGAAAGTTGTTTTTGGCGAAATAGCTGACTCTGCTAAAAAAGGCAAAGATGCAATCGGCGACTTCTTAGCCAAACTTGGAACCATTAGTTTAAACCTAAGTGGTTCAGTTTGGCAAGTTGCCGCTGACGCCATAGCAGGCATATCTAATGGTTTTGAGAACATAAAAGAGAGCTTGAAGGGTTCTGAGTCTCCAATGAGCGTGTTTAAAGATGACCTTTCTAAGCTCACTGATCTATCAGATAAGTTCTTTACTTACATCTACAAGCACACAGCAGACATCACTCAAATCTTCTCAATCATTACAGAAGATGTAGGATGGCTCGTCACGGGTCCAATGGCACGATTTGGGAATACGGTGAGAGCTGTGTTTGGCGGAGTATTTGATTCCCTCGCCAAAAGTAAAGATGCTATTGGGGATTCTTTGAAAAGCTTTGAAAGCATCGCCATGTACCTAAGCGGTTCGGTTTGGCAACTAGCTGCTGATGCAATAGCTGGTATCTCGAATGGATTCGAGAAGATAAAGGGAAGTTTGGCGGGTTCTAAGTCGCCGATGAGCGTATTTAGAGACGATCTTTCTAAAGTTGCCAAGGCATCAGGTGATTTCTTTGATTACATTTACGATCATACTGGAGATATCGTTCAAGTCTTCTCAGACATTACAGAAGGCATAGGGAAACTCATTACAGGGCCAGTCGCGCGTTTTGTCAACACAGTAAAAGCTGTCTTTGGTGAAATGTTCGGCTCACTTGCAAAGGGAAAAGACACCATCAAAGATGTCGCGGGAAATATTGGGAATATCGCTTTAAGTTTAAGCAGTACGGTTTTCCAAGTTGCTGCAGACATTGTTGCTGGTTTGGCAAACGGTTTTGGAAGTATTTCGAAAAACATGAAAGACTCTGAAACACCGATGGGAATATTCAGAGATACTCTTTCTAAAATCACTGATTTAACAGGTGCACTTTTCACTTATATCAACAATCACACTGGCGATATTATTCAAATCGTTTCAAGCGTGACGGAAATTGTAGGACTCTTTGGCCAAGGTGTTTGGGAAGCTATTTCAGGTACAATTAAAACTATTGCAAATGGATTCTCTAGCATCTTCGGAAACGCCGATAAGGCAAAAGATCCGCTTGCTGAAGTTTCCGAAAATTTGCAGGGCGTAGCTAAACATAAAGATGCTATCAAAGCTTTAGGTAAAGCATTCGTAGCCGCTTTTGCTACAAAAAAAGTCTATGATGTCGCAACAGATGGACTAGCTAAGACCGCTAAAGGAATCAAGGCAGTCAAGAAACATATCGACCTTGTCAAAGAGAATGCAGCGACAGTTAAAAGCACATTGAAATGGACTGCGGAGATTAGCACAAAAGCTGCTACAAAAGCACTCGAAGCGCTAACACCAGTTGCCACAAAAGTAGCTGGAGGAATCAAAGCAGCCTTCGCTTTTACGGTGGCTAACCCGCTTGTTTTAGTAATTGCCGGGGTGGCCGCTTTAATCGCTGGATTTGTGATGCTGTACAAGCACAATGAGAAATTCCACAAGTTCTGCGATAACATTGCAAAATCCGTTAAAGACGGAATCGGCAGCGCTATTAAATGGTTGAGAGACAAGTTCAAAGACCTGTCTAAAGGTTGGGAAAACTTCAAGGAGTCAATTTCAAAAGGAACAGACAACATTGTTAAAGCCATCAAGAATGGTGCTAAGAAAGTTGGTGATTTCTTTGTAAACGTTGGCAAGACTATTAAGAATGTTGCTGAAATTATTGCCAAAATTTTGATCTTCGGAAATCCGGTTGTTCTTGGATTTGCAAAAATGTACAAAGAAAATGCGAAGTTCCGTAAATTTGTTAAAGATGTTGTTAAGACAGTCGGTGATCTTGGAAAAGGAATCGACAAGAAAGTCAACGAGATTCAAAAGTCTACATCGAAAACTTGGAATAGCCTTAAGAAAAACACTTCAAAAACATGGAACGACATTAGCAAATCTACGTTAAAAGTTTGGGACGACATCAAGGATAAAACGTCTGAAACATGGACAGACATCAAAGCTAATACGCGCGAAAGCGTTTCTAAGTTAGCTAGCAATGTCAAAGAGACACACGATAAAATTCACTACAGATGGTCTAGAACATGGCAAGCATCAAAAGATTTTCTTTCAAATCGCTGGGACGACATCAACAAAGATACTAAGAAGAAATTCGGAAAAGATTTAAAAGGTCTATTGTTTGACAATCTGGACGCCATCGGAAATAAATTTCAGGAAGTCTGGAACGCAATCAAAGACGGCTTCAGAAAGATGTGGGACGGTCTAAAAGAATTAGCTGGTAACGGTATCAATGCAGTCATCAAAATACCGAACGATGGTATTGACGGTATCAACAGTCTAATCCACGACTTCGGTGGACCGAAGAACGCAATCGGTAAAATTCCAAAAGTCAAATTCGCGAATGGTACAGGTTTCTTTAATGGTTATCGAAATGCAATCACAAGACCGACGCTTGCTACACTAAACGATGGCAATGACAGTCCAGAGACTAATAACCAAGAGATGGTTCTTTTGCCAAACGGTAAGGCCGTCTTGCCACAAGGAAGGAACGCTCAAATGCTCCTCCCAGCTGGTTCAGAGGTATTGAACGCTAGTGAGCTTGCAATGCTTGCAGGATTAAACAATCGTCAAGCATTTGCCAAAGGTACAGGTTTCTGGTCTAAGATTTGGAACACAGCAACAAACGTAGCTGGCTCTGTTTGGGACGGTTTGAAAGACGGCGTTGATAAGTTCACTAAAATGTTGAGTTTCATCACTGATGCTGTTACGCATCCGGTTGATACACTGGCTAAGAAATTCAATCCAAACTCAGACAAACTGGATGGCATGTTCAAACACTTAGGTAATGCACTCTATAAGAAACCAGTCGAAAATGCTAAGAACTGGTGGAAGGAACTCTGGTCTATGGCGAATGAAAAGGCTTCGCCAGAAGTTCAGGCTGGTGCTATTGGGGACGATTACCAATTTAAAGATAGAGCAGCTGACAGTGGTGCTGACCCATGGGGCTATTTCTTCAAGGAATGTGTGTCATTCGTTGCATCTCGATTAGCCAATCAAGGTGTTAATCCAAGCTTATTTAGCCATTTGGGCAATGGTAATATGTGGCTTAACGCTCCAGTTCCACATAGCAGCACGCCAAGACCAGGTATGGTTGCGGTCTATGCGAAGAACGGTCAAAACCACGTTTCAACGGTTTCAGGTGTTTCTGGAGATACGTTCAGCGGTGAAGAATATAACTACTTAAATCAACACTCTTATCACGCATTTTCCGGTAGACCACTGTCTTGGGTTGATACGTTCCTTGATTTTGGGGTACACGTAGCTGACAAAGCGAAGGAAGAAAAATCACCACTTCGCAAACTTATCAAGAGTCAGGTTGGCGGTATGTTTGACTGGATTGCTAAAATGCTTGCGCCACTAAACGGTGATGGAGGTGGCCCTCAAGACAATCCAGCGGGTGGCGAGGTTAGCCGATGGGCAAGCCTTGTTAAAAAGGCTTTGAGAGCTAATGGCTTACCTGACAACGAAGCGTATACAAATGCTTGGTTACGCCAAATCCAAAGTGAATCTGGGGGGAATCCTAAAGCGGTTCAAGGTGGTTATACTGATATTAATACTTTGACTGGCGACCTTGCGAAAGGACTGGTTCAAACAACATCCCGCACATTTAACGCTTTTAAATTCGCAGGTCATGGGGACATCTTTAACGGCTACGATAATCTTCTTGCTGGTATTGCTTATGCAAAGTCTCGCTACGGCGCGAACATGCTATCTGTTATTGGCCACGGCCATGGTTACGCCAACGGTGGTTTGGTTTCTAAAAACGGTGTATATGAACTCGCAGAAGGCAATATGCCAGAGTACGTTATTCCAACAGACATCGCTAAGCGCGGTAGGGCATGGCAATTACTGACTGAAGCGGTGGCTAGATTTGCTGGTGAAGCGCCAGCAGAGCGCCAAACAGGCACAAGCGAATCATCACTCGTGAAATTGGAAGCAAAATTCGATACAGTAATCGGCTTGCTTTCACAGCTTGTTTCTAAAGGCGACAGACCGATTGAGGTTAGAAATCTTATTGATGGTCGAAGTGTTTCAAACGGTTTAGCGCCGTACATGCACGAAGCTACAAATGCTTATGAACAACGCCAAACACTTTTAAATGGCGGAAGCATAATTTAAGAAAGGAGAACATTTTTTGGCAGGCATTTCTATTAAATACAACAATGTTGATTGGCTAGAATCACTAAACGAAATTAGCAGCACTGGTCGAGCTGCTGTAACAGATGCGAATCGAAATGTTGCAGCCAACTTCAATAACAATTATCAAGACCAAGGCATGCACCGTTACGGCCAACAATTCTTGTACAGCACGTTATCGGTTAAACAAGTATCTGTTACAATTAAACTTGTCGGGAATCAAGCATTTTTCAATGAAGCAGCTGGTTTAATTGGCAAGTTCCTAAATGTCACTGGGCCTAAAAAACTTGTCTTCAGTGACGAGCCGGATAAAGTCTGGGAAGCTATCGCGAGCGGACAGCCGGCTTTAGCGGTCGATAACAGCACGTCGCCAGCCACTGCTACAATTACAGTGACTTTTGATGTGCCGAAATCGTATGCCGAAGGGCAAACGAAATGCTTGGTAGATACCGACACAAATGTCGGTAGCAAATATGGCACAATCACTAAGATTGCTAACGACCACTTCAAAATCAAGCTGAATAATCTCGGTTCAGCAGTAGCTTATCCGAAATTTAAAATCAAGCACAATTCGGAAAATGGTTGGGTCGGTATTGTCAAAAGTGCTACAGAAACCTACGAAATCGGGAATCCAGAAGAATCAGACGGAAAAAATATCAAGAAATCAGAAATCCTATTCGACTATGTTTCTAACAACCGAATCACCACAGGGCTTCAAGAAGGCGCTAAGAACGTTGCTATTTTGAATGACAATTCTCAAGACATTAACGGAACGCTTGCTATCGATAACGCGTGGGGTCGACCTCATATCGCCTTAGCTGATAAAGGCCCTGGCACCAAAGGGAACAGAGGTGCTTCGATTACTTGGGAAATTCCAGCTGATAGCAACGGCGAAAAAGGCGCATTAAACGAATATTTCTGGTGGCGCCAAATCTTTTGGCTCGGTTCGGCCAACCAGTATGGTTTCATGAAAATCTGCGTTTCAGACACGAACGACAAGTTCCTATACGGAGTCGAAACATTCAAGCGTGCAGGTGGTCTCGGTTGCGAATACAATTTTATGGTTTCGGATGGCAAAGGTGGGTACCGCATGCCGTTGCGTTGGACGTTCACAGGAACGCATTTGGATAGTCAAAATCCATTTAATGCAGAACGAGGCTGGTCAGATTTGCAACGACGAGACGATGAAATCCAGGTCTTCTGGTGGGGTTCTTATCCACGAGTTAGAGTACCAGAAATTAAAGGACGTAAATCTGCTAAGATTCACGTCTTTTTTGGTGACATGGGCACGAGCCCGCAAGTGACTCATATGTATTTGGACAGCATCGTTTACCGAAAGGATTATATAGACGGCTGGGAAGATATTCCGAATCGATATCGCATGGGTTCAGTGTTGGAGATCGATATGGCGAAAGGCAAAACTTATCTTGATAATCTTCCAACAATGGACGGTTTGGCTTACTTAGCTGAGCCATTTGGTCTCGATCCTGGTGAGAATGAAATCGATATTTATTTTTCAAGCTGGATTACAAAAGAACCAGATATTGAGGTGACGTGGTACGAAAGGAGTGTTTAAACATGCAGATTTGGATTCATGACAGCAAGATGGAAAAGATTGTTGCTTTGAATAATAACATTCCTGAAATGCTTCACTATTCGAACAGCGCATGGCATCCATATCTTGATCAAGCTACGAGTACGTTTGATTTTACGATCCAAAAATTTGTTAATAGCACACTTCACGAAGACATCAAGCTTATCAATGATGAATGTTTTGTGTCGTTTTATGCCAATGGCTCTTATCAAGTGTTTTACATCGCTACGCTGCAAGAAGATGACTTTAATATCCAGCTTACGTGCAACAACACTAACCTCGAATATGCACTTGAATACGCTAATCCATTTAGCGCTGGTGGTGCTCAAACGATTGAATGGTATTTAAATCATATGGATTTGCTATCATTCGCAGCAGTCGAGCTTGGCTACAACGAAATACCAGACCGCAAGCGTACATTGACTTTTGATTCGCAAGAAACCAAAATGGCACGTTTACAGTCGCTGATGTCGAATTTTGATGCTGAATTTGAATTTAAAACAGAACTTAACCGTGACGGTACGTATAAGCGTATCGTCATTAATGTTTATCAAAAGGCAGATGAAACTCATCATGGCATTGGCAAGATTCGAAACGACGTCATTCTTTATTACAACAATGACCTAAAAGGTGTACAAGTCAACAGTGATAAAACACAGATGTTTAACGCAGGTGTGTTCACTGGTAAAGATGGTTTGAGCTTAAATGATGTCGAAATTTCCGAAAAAAACGCAGATGGCATCGAAGAATTTTACAGTCGCAAAGGGAACCCTTGCTTATATGCTCCGCTCGCTATGAATCGCTACCGAGCTACTATGCGAGCGGAAGGACAAGACAACTGGATACGTAAAGATTTTAGCACTGAGTACGAAAACATAAACGACTTGAAGGCCTATGCGTTGCGTACGCTGAAACAATATGCTTATCCGTTGATAACTTACACAGCTAGTGTTCAATCGAAGTTTATCGGAAATTATAGCGATTTGGCTTTGGGAGACACAGTCAAAATCATTGATAACAACTTTGCGGGTGGTTTGGCGCTTGAAGCTCGTGTATCGGAAATGATTATCAGTTTTGATAATCCAAATAACAACTCGATCGTATTTACAAACTATCGAAAAATTGACAACAAACCGACATCAGCTTTGCAATCACGCATTGATAAAGTAGTTGAAGATAGATTGCCTTATCGCATTGAGCTAGCAACAACGGGCGGAGTCACTTTCAAAAATAACGAAGGTGAAACGACTGTCAAACCATCGTTGTATAAAGGTAATCTCCCTTATACCACTGATGTGACGTGGCGATGGGCGCTTGATGGCATAGTCACAGTTGGAATGCAGTACCGTATTCAAGCGAAAGACATTACTGACACAGCCGTGCTGACAGTCGCGGCATATGTTGGAAATCTCGAAGTGGCCACTACGGAAATCACGCTAGCTAATATGGTCGAGCAGATTGAGCTAAAAGTCATGACGTCAAACGGTAATGCGTTCAAAAACAACAACATAGCGAGCACGCTGACAGCCACTCTATGGCGTGGGAATAAGGAAATCGATAAGGATGGGACTGAGTTCAGCTACGTTTGGAAGAAAGTCAATAGCGATGAAACACCAGACGAACATTGGAACGCTGATCATTCGTACTCTCAAAAATCAATAAGAATCACAGAAGCTGACGTATTTAGACGAGCCACATTCTCGTGCGAAGTCCAATATGTCGGCAAACGAGTTTAAAAGGAGAAAAAATATTATGGGAATTATCGCGGCAGGACAGATAACAGTCGTAGACTTGTCAGACGCGCCTGTACTGAATGCGTTTATCACAGCTAATAGACCTACAACGCAAGTTTATAGTCAAACGTCTGGAAGTTATAATCCATCTTATGCCTCAACACCTCAAACGTTAACACTTAACTTAACTAAAGCTGGCTCAACAGCAAGCATTGTCGGCGGTGTTAGTGGCTTACGCTGGTATGTTGTGGACGGTGCCACAAAAACAGAAATAACGTCAAAAGTTAATACTGATAACGAGTTTGTTTCAGGCACTAACAATGAGAACTTGACCACTAAGCTAAATATTGACACAGACAGAGGCTCGAAGCGCTATGAGGCAGCTGGAATTTGGAAAGACCCAATCACTGGTCTGGACGTTCAGTTCAGTGCTGACATTGACCTGTTTTTAACACAGGTTGGGAAAGAGGCACAGGTTTTGAACGTTTATGCTGGAAATGGTAATACGTTCCGAAACAACTTACCTGCCAGACTCACAGTCAACGCAGACCTTTATCGTGGGAATGTGTTAACGAATGATAAAAAAATATTCAAGTTCTTTTACCAAGACACGAGCATTACTGGCAGCACAGTAGCTGGTTATGATCCTGACGGCGGCATTGGATGGCATCTATGCAATAATGGCAGCAGCGCCACTGAAGGTCAAACGCCAAACGTGAAGCCGACTGAGCCAACGACTGGGCAAGGCGTCCTCACTGTATCGCCAAGCAAAGTAACTAACGCACAAAGTTTCAAAGTCGTATGCATTAACCGAATCGACAACACAAAAACAACAGGTCTATGCACTTTGTTAGATATGTCAGATCCATATAGCTTAATGCTTGATTCAAGTGCCGGAAACATTTTCAAAAACCGTCAAGGGTCAACTGCACTGAAGGCGCGTCTTTATCGAAACGGCGAAGAGCTTGACGCAAACGGCACAGGTAAGACTTACAAGTGGTCGAAATATGACAAAAACGGTGTTATGGATGTCAATTTTGGCGGTGGAGGCAATGCATACAAAACTGGCAAAACAATTAATGTTAACGCTACTGAAATTGTAGCTAAAGCTAGCTTCAAATGTGAAGTCTGGGAATAGGGGGTGTATAGGATATGATTAAAGCAGATATTAAAATTGCTGAACAGCGTCAAATTGTCGATGTGCCTGTTGAAACAAAGTCAGAAGCAATTCGTGTGCTTTGGAATACATATGGTCTAGGGATTGATATCAAACGCTGGATTGAGGAGGAAAAAGATGAGCAAACTGATAGCAACGAGCCAACTGACTCTGATGAATCTGACGGAAAAGGCGATTGAGCGAACTGAGGTAACGTTTTGGCACGGCTTATCCGCAACTAAGCACCCGCTGGGTGTTTATGATTGCGGTAGCCGTGACCATGCTTTTGCTAATGAGTTTGACGTTGTCAGCGGAAAGAAATATACAGTTAGGGTTATTGCTCAAAAAACAAAAGGGACTATTAATCTTAAAGGCGGTATCTGGTACACGGAAAGAACGTCTGGTTATCAATTTGATGGTCTAGCAGCCCTTACTCTGGTAGGGGAACTTAGTGAAGATGGGCTAGGAATTTGGGAAAGAACTTTAACAGTCCCAAATGGAAAAACCAAGGGTAGAGTTTATGTTCAGCTTGAACAGTCATCGACTAGTGGATTTTCAACTGCTTATCGTGTATACGACGCTCAGGTATTTGATGAAAACGGGCAACCCCTTGTGACTGACCAGAATAATTTTGGTGCTTTAACAAGTCCTATGGCAGCCCCTGATGGCACATACATCTGGAAGCGTACTATCACACACTACACTGACGGTACAAATGATACTGTCTGGGAATATAGCGGTGTTGGCGAGAAGGGTAATACAGGGGCGAACGGTCAAACCTCGCACGTACACTTTGCCTTCGCCGACAACGCAACTGGTGGCGGATTTAGCTTAACTACACCAAAAGCATACATGGGTTGGTACGCTGATTTTAACGAGGCGGCAAGTACAGACCCGACTAAGTATAGGTGGAGCAAGTGGAAAGGCGACCAAGGCTTGCCAGGAAAACCAGGTGCTGACGGGAAAACGTCCTATTTCCACATGGCCTATGCAGATTCGGCAGACGGCAGAACTGGTTTTAGTTTTAAAGAGTCTGGTCAACAATATCAAGGGTATTACACCGATTTCACACAAACGAGCAGTACAGACCCAACTAAATACACTTGGATGGATAGACGGGCTGGTGTTGAAGTTGGCTCAAAGAATTTGTTGCGTAAAACAGCAATAAACGCTGAAAATCTAAAACTTTTTGGCAAATCAGATACGACTGTTAGTGTTGTTGAGAAGGACGGGCACCAAGTATACAAATTAGTAGTTTCTGGGTCTAGCAATGCAGGCGCTTATTTCAACGGCAATAGCGATTATTATAATCTTGTCAAAGACCGTAGTTATACATTTAGTTTCTGGGTTTTAACTAACAAAGATAAGACCTACAGCAGTGGCAGTCTAGGTCATATCCAAGCTGTTAAC